CATTACCATAATACATCATTTACATTAATATTTATTACTTTTTATACTTGTAGTGCTGTAAATATAACTTTAAAGGTTGTTGAACTAGATGAAGCAGGATATCCCAATAACCTTAAAGCACCACTATTAATATCAGTGGAGAAGGTTGCTATACCTGCTGGTTGGTTAAGAGTTCCAAATTCATTCATGTATGTATTAGTTCCATCATGAATAACATTGATAGTAGTCATATTATAACTAGACCCCTGGACTGCTTGTATCTGATAACTAGCAGACCTATAAGTTGATGCACTAATAGACATTACAGTTGCTTGTCCTGTAGCAGAAGTAGTCAATATACCAGACTGAATATCACCAGCAATTAATTCTAGATTAGTAGCAGAAACAGGTTCAAAGGTAAACTCCTCCTCTGTAGCATTATATCTTAAAAATCTACCATCTCCTAGATTAGAATCATCTACATCATCCAATCCAGTAAGAGTGCTACTTCCTAATGATGTACTTGCTACACCAACCCAACTATTACCATTGTAGATTAATAATTCATTTGTTCCTGTAGTTTGATCAAAACTTACATCATCAAGGTCTTTAATGAATCCAGCACCACCGCCACCAACGGTATATAATTGCTGTTCAACTCTATTAACAAATAGTCTATAATTTGCCGCTAAGTCCTGAAGAGTAGCAAACTTTTGGTCTGTAGCAGTAAGAGGATCATTACCTTGCTTCTCTTTTGGATCAGGGGCAATAGGTCTTGATGGATCTACATCACCATACTTAGCAGTCCATTCATTTAATTCTACTTGTTGCCCCTTTATATCCTCTACAATCTTATAAAGATCTGCAATATTAATAGTATGTGTCTCTGCTTTTTCTCTTAACTTTTTAATGTCCTTATCATAGTATTTTACTTCTGGGAGATTAGCAACTTCCTCCTTTAACCCATTAAAGTAATTCTTAATCTCTTTATTAGAATCACGATACTTGCTATTAGAATCATCTATCTTCTTCTCAATATTCTGTTTTGTTTCATTCAGTTTGCTTAATATACTCTTCTTTAACTTCCTATCATCATCTTTAAAGGATCTTTGATGTTCCCAAATTTTAAGAGCAGTTTCTTTTAATTCCTCATATATCTTATCCTTAGTTTCTTGTAGATACTCCTTTACTTCCTTAATCTCAACTTTCTTCTCAAAATCCTTAAGATCTAGATTCTCTGTAAGATTTTCTATGTCCTGATTGAAGGTATCTTTAAGAGTATGTAAGTTATCATTTACCTTTTCAAAGTCTTCATCTATGACGCTAAAAGTCTTCCCAATCCAAGAGAAATCAGGAACTTCATTTACTTCATTAACCCACTTAGGGAACTTAGGGATATCTGCTCTAACACCCTCAATATTTTCTTTAAGGGATTCTATTTGATCTTCATAATACCTTACTTCAGGAACTTCTGGAATGCTTTCCCTTACTTGCTCTATATTAGTTAAAAGTTCTTGCAGTTCATTATCATATGACTTTATCTCTGGTATCTCAGGAATACTTTCTTTAACATCATTAACTAAACGTAGTAACTCAGGCCAAGGGGGAACTAAATCTTTTACTTCTACAAAAGATTCTCCATTAGCATCTTCTATAGTTTGAGTTGCTTCTTCTATCTCCTCTTCTTTCTCTATATAATTTTCTACTGATGGTAAATCCTTTTCCTCTACAAGATCAGCAACTGACGGTAATTCTTCATTACTTTCTTCAAAGTCGTCAATCGATGGTAGATTTTCAAAGTCGCTAGACATTTTATTAGTATACGAGTACTGTGGGATTTCTCTCCCTATACTTTATTTATTATCTTCTAAGTTAGCAGATTTTAACATCTTTGCTAGTTCAGCAGTAGAACCCACAAACAAAGCATTATTAACTGTATTTGGACCCTTAGATGCTTTCTCTTCTTCTACGTCTTTTAATTTCTTCTGTAAGTCCATTAACTTATCAGTAGCATCAGATACACTCTTAATTAACTGTCCTGCTACCTCATATGCTCTAGGCATCTCACTATCTTGAGCAAGCTCTAGAATACCATTAATAGCTTCTTGTCCTTTCTCTATAATGCTATAAAGATTACCCCTAGTATAATCATAATCTTTTTCTATATCTGTCTTAACATGTCTTTCTGGTTTAGTTATCCCTACCTCAGAAGATTCGGTGGGGACTATTTCACTTGTAACATTAAAAGCATCATCTAGTTCTTCAAAGTTTTTAGTCATTAGAGAGTTCCACTAAATCCAAAATCATCTCCAAACTCAATATCATTATTATCAGTAGATGTGATGACTTTAAGTTCAGCTCCAAGGACATGAGATGCAGCAGTAGTATTGTCTTGCGCTCTCTTCACAGTTAATGCTGTTCCTGAGATAGACTCTACATACATTTCCTCTTGATCTATGTATATGTAATTAGTTGCTTCTATACCACTAGCACTATTTACATTAATAATAGCAATACTATCATCTATATTCTCACTAAGGTTTGTAGTGACTGTATCACCATATGCCTTAGTTGCTCTAGGCACAACAGCATAAGTAACTTCCCTTGTAGGAGTAGATGTCTTACCACCAGCAACATATCCAATAGATGCCTTCTTGATAATATCCTTGGATACATCTGTATTGACTGGTCCAAAGAAGTATGTCTTAGCAGTAAATCTTAGAGTATAAAGAAGTGCTCTCCTAGTAGAGAAATCACCTTCATAATCATCACTAGTAGTAATAGAATTTAAGACAATAGGAATGTCTCTCTTTTCTCCAATAGTATCAACTAGGTCTACTGATACTGTATAAGCAGGTTGAAAGTATGGGAGAATTTGTTCTACTATTTGAAGCATATCATCATTCAGTTTAGTAAAGATGCTAAGTTCAAACTCTAAGTTATATGGTACAGGTAAATATGTTTTTGCTATTGTCTTCTTATCGCCCTTTACACCTTTTAAAAATGTCTGTGTAGTTGTAGATTTTCTAGCAGGATCATAGTTAAGTCCATTCAATTCAAATGACATTCTAGGTAATGTAATCTGGACTGGTTTGTTTAAATCAGGTACTTGCTCCAGTCTTGCTAAAAACTTCTGAGTAGGACCATAAGCAAGAGGAACTTTAGTAGTGCTTACTACAGATCCATCACTATTGTCGTGCTGTATATTAACGTTATTAAAGATAGAACCAAAGGAAATAATGGTCCTCCTCATTATTTCGTGATAAAAGTACTCAAACATTGTTACAATCCTAGTGTATTATTTAGGGCATCCCAAATGGGTTAGTTTCTGTAAAGTCAATTATACCATCTGCTTCACTTTCAATAACAGTATTTTCAGCAAATCCATCATCAACATTAGTGGCAGAAACCTTCTGGTATTCATACTCAGCACCAGATGTGCCACCTGTAATAACCTCACCATCATTAAATGCTCCACTGATAATAGAAATCTTAAGTTCCATAGTGGATGCATCCCAAGATTTAACTCTACCAGTAGAACTAGTAGCAGCACCGGTGACTACCTCATTAAAGACATAGTTACCAGAACCACCCATATAAGGTGCAGTAACTGTAGCAGTAGGAGCAACAGTATATCCAGCACCAGCATTGCTGATTCCAATCTGAGTAACAATACCCACACTATTGATGTATGCTAACGCAGTTGCTGTTGTACCACCTGCAGGTGCTCCTGTAAAGGTGATTAAAGGAACTGTGGAGTATCCAGTACCTCCTGAGGTAATTGTGACTATTCCAATGGCACCGTCAGATATAGCAGCAGTAGCAGCAAATCCTGCTCCACCACCACCAACTGTATAGATTTCTGGTTCTTGACCTATAGTATATCCATAACCTGGATTGATAATATCGATTCTTCGTATCCTATAAGATTTCTCTCCATCATAATCCACTATATCATCTCTCATAGATGCTATACCTACAGCAGTTAATCCTGCAGAAGGAGCAGATGAAATAGCAACTCTTGGAAGACTAGTATACTCATTTCCTGTATTAGAAATAGTAACCTGACTCAATGCACCATCTACAATACCAGCAGTAAGCACTGCAGTGGTTCCTGAGGACACTAGAGTAAGTGTTTCAATGTAACCTGCTTTTTCTAGGTTATCATCAATATCACCCACTCCTGTATCAACAACAGAATCCTCATATCTGTAAAGCTCACATCTGAGTTCGTATACGTAATTCTTCT